TGGATGTGTTTTGTCCAACTGTTCTGCTTCGGTGTTCTCGCTCAGGTGGGCAGCCAAGAGGCTGATCGCGGCAATGATGTTGGGTGGAACATCGCTTGCCGCAGCGCCGAAACCGGCTGTGAATGTCACCGTCACGGCGTCATCGCGAAAGGTTGTCGCGGGCCATGACTCGTTTGGCTTTTTGACCACGTAGGGGCCGCGAAAGCTCTCATGTGCGCGATACACCGACGACGCAACGGTCTGCTCGACGTCGTCAATGTCATAATACTCGATGGAATCCACGCTGATGAGCGGCCCCAGAATCAGATCGAGGCTTGGGCTGAAACCGGTGAAGGTCTTGGTCCATTGCTGCGACAGCATGGCCTTGCCAAGAATGCCGGTGTACCCGTCGATGTAGGCTTCGGCGCGCTGGATGGCGCGCGTCAACTTCTGATCCCATTCGTTATGAGAGATCAGCATGTCGCCCTTCAGATCAGCGACCGACAAGACCTGAGCGGGTGCGGAGATACGTTTCAGCATGATTTGACCTCAATGGAAGGGGCAGCCCCGATGTGGGACCGCCCTGTTTCTTGTCAGATCAGATCTGGTCTGCCTGCGGGTTGCTGTGACCGTTGAACTTCAGAGCGGTCAGGGCGAACGGTGTTCCCGAGCCGTGGGTGCCGCTGAAGTCAAGCGTTGCGCGGACGTAGCGCTTGTCGCCCTTGTAGCCGAACCGGTAAACCGCACCGGTGGCGTGAGCTGCGACGAACGCCTTGACGATCCCGCCAGCGGCTACCGTTGCGCCAAGGATGTCAGCATCCTCAACGACGGCATACGTGACGTTATCGGCAGAGTCCTCGACAACGACCTCAACCTTGTTCGTGCCGCTGAAGGTGATGCCACCAGCGCCAGCATTGAGCAGGAATTCGACGCCTTCGAAACCGACCTTGTCGATTGCAGCGCCTTCTTCATCGGCAGAATAGACAGCCGCAGCGATTGCGACCTCTGCCATCATGAACGAGTGCATATCTTTCATCGTTCTTGTCCTTCTGATGAAAAGTTGAACCCGGCCCCAAGATCAGGGCCGGGCGAGACCGAAATCAGCTTAGGTGCTGATGCGAAGGCCCTTGAGGTACTGGAAGTGAATCGCTCCACCGCCGACGCGCTTGGTCGTATAGAACTTGACCTTGCCTTTCGTGGTCAGCGCGTCGCGCAGAACACGAATACCGGTGCGATCGATGATGCGGTAGGACCGCGCCAGATCTCCGAAGAGAATCGGCGTGTTGCCTGCGCCGACATCGGGCATGTTGTCGTCGGTATAGGCAGACTTGTTCAGAATGGTCTGAACGGAAGCCGGTGCCGAAGGCGGCGCCCAGATGAACGCACCGTTCGCATCTTTGAACTTGCGAACAGTGTGCATGGTCTTGTCGTTCATCAGCCACGACGCGGTTGCACGCGCTTGCTGCTTGAGCGACCCATGAACATCGATCAGGCAATCTGCCGGGCTGGCAGAGGCCGTGGGGGCAATAAACCCGGTTGCGTCTCCGGACACCTTGTAGCCGAAGCTACCCCAAGCCCAAGAGTTGTTCTCGACCCAATTGTAGGACAGAATGCCCTTCGGCTTGTTCGCACCGTCGCCGGTGAAGAAGGCTGCATTTTCGCCTTCCATGAACGATTCCTGTACCTCGTCTGCGAGCCAGCCAGCGACGTCGAATGCCGCATCGTCCAGCATCCACTGAGTGGTTGCAGGCATGGCCGAAATCTCGTGTGTGTCCAGACGGATTTCACGCAGCGTCGGCGTGCTGGTATCGGAGCGTGCCGATTCCTCACCGACCCACTCGTAAGTCGCGCCGCCCATGTTGACGAACTTCGACCACGTCGAACCAGCAATGGTGCTGACCGACGCAAGCTGACGAACAACCGACATGGTGCGCAGGATCTGGTCGATCCCTTGCTCGACCTCGTGCGGTACGAGATAGCCACCATCAGGATCGGACTGAGTTGTAAGCTCAGCGCGAACCTCAAGATCACCAAGGCCAGCCTCAGCGCCGCGCGTGAAGTATGCGCGGAAACCGTCAGCGTGTTCGCGCTGAACTGCCGACACCGGACCGGCCGCGTCGCCGCCACCGATGTTCAGTGCCGCGATCTGGCTGTTGGCCTGATCGAGAGCGTTGGTCAGGCTGGTGATTTCGGTGTTGATCCGATCAACGGCCTCACGCGTCACGACGTCATCGAAACGCGCCTGAATGCCAGCAAGCTCTGCCTCTTGATGCTCACGGAACGCCGCGACGGCACCCATGAGTTCGGCGTGAATCTCTGCCGGTGTGCCGACAACCTGCGCGCCTTCAGCGTGCAGTCGGCCGATAAGCCCGCGTGCGCGAGCCGGTTTCATATAAGACATCGGGGTCTCCTTTCAAATTTTGAAGATGTCCTTGAGGCTCGATAGAAGTTCGAGAACCTCAGTGTCTTTGCCTGCATCTCGCTCAGCGTTGGGCGTGCCTGCATCTCGCTCAGCACAGTCGTCAAGAATCAGAGATACAATCTCCGGTCGCTTGTTTCGCGGAACGCCCATGCGGCCAAGCGCGCGTTCAAGGCGACGCTTTTCCTGCACGGGGTTCTTGTCCTTCTTTCCGGCCTTGGCCGAAACCTTGTTGGCGCTGTCCACCGCGTCGGCGAACTTTGCTTCGACAGCCTCTTCATGGGTGAACCACGTTTCGGCTTTGAGCAATGCGGACACTGCGGAAGTTTCCATCCCGGTGCGGGCGGAATAGATGCCTGCCATCTGCCCGTCAATCTTGGTGAGAATGTTCATGGCTTCGCGCATGTCGTCCTGATTGCCGACAGTCATTCCCCATGCGTTGTGGATCATCATGAGCGAGCCTTGCGCCATGACGATTTCATCGGCAGCCATTGCCACGATGGACGCTGCGGACGCCGCAACGCCCATGACCTCGACAGTCACCTTGGCGTTGTGATTGCGCAGGAGGTTGTAGATCGCGAGGCCCGAGAAAACGTCACCGCCCGGCGAATTGATGCGAACCCTGACTTCCTTTCCGGACCGTGCGTTCAGTTCCTTCGCGACGTCTTTCTCGGAGATGCCGTCGCCGAAGATGTCGGCACCGATCACGTCGAAGATGTCGATGGTGTCGCCACCGGAAGACAGGTTTGCGAAAGCCAGCCAGCGCGCCAGAACGTCGTCCGGCGCTTCCCAATCAATATCATCGACGGGTCCGTCCCAAGAGAACTCAGGGATTTGGTTCTGAATCAGGCTCATTTTGCCCATCCTTTCTATTTGCAGGATCTTCCGACGACATCGTCGGAGTTGGGAGGAATTCATTCCCGCCGTCATAGGGGTTCATGTCTTCCTCTTCGCGAACCTCATTCGGGTTCATAACGCGGTTTTGCAGCATGACCGTATAGAATTCTCCACGATCCTTTGCCGTGCCGCGCAACAGTGACTTGCGCTCATGCAGCGCGTAAAGGTCTGACTCGTCAGGGATCAGATCGACGTCAATCGCCTCTTCCCACATGGTCAGGTAGTCTTCCAGCGTCCACGTGACGAAGCCCTTGTTCTGCTCTTCAACGCCCGACCCGTAACTCGTCTGCTTCTCGACAACCGACGCCATGTGCGGCGGAATGCCGAAGAGCATGAAAATATCCGTCGCCGTCATCTTCTTGGCTTCGATGTATTGCATGTCTTGGGGCGTGAGAGACATCCGCTCATAGGCCAGACCGTCTTCAAGAACCAGATCCTGACCTTCTTTCTGGCCGCTCTGGCGGTATTCGTCCAAGCCCGCCTTGATGGTCGCGCGGCCCTCTTCACCGAGCCGTTTGTCGGTGCTGAAGACGCCGGACACGCGCGCTCCGTTCTTGTAGATCGTCGCGCTATGGTCTTCCATCGAGAGCGCGGCGCCGATTGTTTCTCTGGCGTATGTGATCGGGCTGACGCCTGAGAACCCGTTGAGTGTTATCGAATAGAGATGAAAGATTTCAGCTTGGGTGTACTCGATGATCTTTCCGTCGGTCGGCCGGGTGTACTTGTAGACCACATCCATGTTGGCCTTCATCTCGACGGTGATCCTGTCAGGGTTCATCGGGATGAGTTCAAGCAAATGTCCGGTCGTCGGGCCGCGCACCTTCAGCGCGAAGAAATTCCCCTTCAGAAGCACATGAGCCGTCGCCATGCGCCGGAACTGCTTGGCGCGCATGAATTTGCACGGCTTCCTGCGAAGGATGCGGGCCAGACGTGTGTCGTCGGCCTTTTCGCGTGATCCGTTCGGCAGCTTGCGCATGACGTGCAGAGGCATGTTGGCGACGCCGCCAGAGATGATCCGGATGCACGCATAGACCGCACTGAGGCGAAGCGCCGTTTCCGACGTTACCGCCTGACCGCTCTTGGAGAGATAAGATCCGCCCATTCCGCCAGCCCGGATGAGCGCTTCAAGCTCTTCCATTGTCGAGATTAAAACGCCGCCATCTTGAGAGCGGATCGGCCTCGGATATTCTTGATTGTTTGGTTCCGCACCGGGGAACATCGAGTTCCCAAGTCTTTGAAGCCAGCCCATGCTTTTCTCCTTAGACGGTTAGAAGACCTTGTGTGCGGTACACTGAATCTCTGTCCTCTTCGCGGTGCCGCGCTCTCAGACCGACTGCCATAGCGGCGGCAACAGCGCCATCAATCCGCATTCGTGATTTTGCCTTGTCGAGTTTTCTATTGCCTGCCGGGTCTTGTGTCACGATGGCGTTCGAGACGTTCCAAGTCAGCACAGGGTGATTGTCGTGCGTTATCTTGCCCTCTATGACATCCGCCTCAAAGGCGTCAATCGCTGGTGACATATCGCGGAAGCCTTGGCCCCACGGGAAAAGCTCGATCTGAGCGCTGTTGTCGGCGTCCGCTTCGATACCCTGCCGCGCCATTGCCTTGATGACCGTGTCAATTCTCCACCGGTCATAGGCCAGACCCTTGATGCGGTAGGTCTTGTGAATTTCGGCGATCTTGGCCGCGATGAGATCGGGATCAATCGTCTTGCCGGGACAGGTCTCCATCAGGCCGCTCTGATACCACGTCAGGTAATCGCGCCGGTCACGCTTGCCATGCTCTTCAAGAAGGTCTTCGGGTTTCCAGAAATGAACGCGCATCGCCCCGGTGGTGTTCGACAGTACGGCAAGGGCGGCGAGGTCGGTCGTGTTGGCAAGGTCCAGCGCAAGATAGACCTCTTCACCATCAGCAAAACCAACCTCGCCGCGACACGACATCCACACTGAACGAGGAAACAGAGTGGCGTCGAGTGTCACGCGCTGGTTCAGGTAAAGGTTGCGCATCACGTTTTCGAGTGATGGCAGACGCTTTGCCCGGCGCGCATAAGCCCTGAGTTCCGCGAGTGATCGAAAATCAGCAAGAGCCGGGTTCGCGCCGTACCAGCTTTCTTCGTCAAAAATGTCTTCGACCTCTTCCGGCACTTCGTACAGGTGACAGACAATCTCAGGGTCGTCGCCGTCGAGCGCATCATCGATCATCTGAGACAGCGGGTGCTGCGGGTCGTTCGACTGTGTCGAGATCGTGAAGAACAGCGGTTCGTGTTGCGCACCCTGAGCCGTGTCCAGAGCGTCGAACAGGTCTTGGTTTTTTGATTGCGCAAGTTCGTCATAGATCACCACGGCCGGGTTCATTCCGTGCTTGGTGCCAGCTTCCGCCGACAGGGCGCCGTAAACGTTGCCGCAGCCGGGATAGGTGATGCGCTTCTTTGACTCGATGATCTTCAGGTGGCGCGACAGAAACGGTGACTGTGCGATGATCTGAACCACGTACTTGAAAACCATCGCGGCCTGTTCGCGATCGTTCGCGGCCGACACGATGTCCTCGTTGATGTGCGCCTCTGGCCCGATCAGGTGAACCAGCACAAGCGCCGCGATCAGCGCGGTCTTGCCGTTCTTTCTCGCCATCGAGAGGATCGCCCGGCGCGTCTTTCGTGAGCCGTCGTCGTTGAGGTTCGCATAAACGTCGAAGACGAATTCGCGCTGCCACAATCGGAGCTTGAACGGCCCGCCCGCGCCCTTGCCGGACGGAACACGCAGCTTTTCGATGAAGTCGATTACGCGCTGTGCGCGAGCCTTGGCCTCTGGACTAGGTCGCCGAAGTCGTCGGGATCTTCGCCAGCCCTCGGTGCGCTTTCCGGGTCCACTGGAATTCGATCCGGTGCGACGTCGAACCTTTTGTTTCGGCTTATGCCCAGAGCGTCGCTTAGCTTGACCAGCTTGGTTTCCGCTTCCTCGATCACCTTCATGTACGGGCTTAGACATTCAGCGCCGTTTCCCCGTTTACTGATGAGTGGCTTGCGCATCATGGCGCGCTCAGCCCGTTGAAGACGGCACATAACACGACAATAGGTCATCAGAAGATGTTTGTCGGCAGCCCGGAAATACCAACTTGGCATTGAGGCCAGCACGTACCGCCACACATCCTTCTCTTCCCGCCTCAGACTGGTTGGGATGAACAGACCACCAGTAGATAAATCCTCACGCGGGCTGAAATCCTCTGGATCCCGATTCCCCGGATTGCCTTCCATCTTCTTGATTTCAGGCGATTTTGGCTGTGGACCTCTTTTTCCCATAGCGAAACCCTACACCGGATTTTTTTTAGATTCCAGAAACTTACGACGTAACGCGCGAAGA